ACTTATCGTTTCATCTCCTAATCAGACCCTAATGGTCTACTAAATCCACACTCCTTAACGCTCCAAACGGCCGACCCGAAACGCAGGGTCGCTGGTCCAGCATTGTCACTGGAAGCCGGTTAGTGCGGCGCGTCGTACTCCACCCCTGATTAGCTGACCCCTCGCCCGCACATGCGCAGCGAGAACAGACAAAGTCTTCCTCTCACCCAGTACCGCCCGAAGGGGACTGCTTGGGAGATCAGCTAGTTTAGGAGAGTGGGGCGTGTGTCCTTTCGACGTGGTCCCTATAGGGGGATTGACGTCTTTGGAGAAAACCCACTGATCAGCACCATCAAATGCCCCAAGGGCCCGGTGGCATCAATGACGGAGGTGTTGGGACAATAAATCTCAACTTCACGTAGTTCTTGCACTCGGCATGAGGGACCATCCTCGGATGATCAGGACCCCACTTTGGGTAGTTGGCAAAACCGGCCGGTCCGAACTCGAGGTTAAACCAGTCCAAGACTGGCTTTGACCAAGAGAACTTCCAGCTAACTACCTTAACGAATTTCTTTGTACTACGTTTAGAAGAGATGAGGGAGGGGAGGGGAGGGCGTTTCTGGCGACGAATAGATTTTACCTGCGGGCCAGGTAAGACTTCTACTGAACTTCGACATCCGCCGGTAAGGGAATTCTTCCAAACCGGTCTACTATCGAAGGAAAGCGGCTTACCTGTCCAATAGGTTAGTCTTCGTCGTTCTGCTTCTGAATGCGCCTCGTCGACGACAGAGAACAGATCCTCGCGGGGAGGATCTGTAACTACTACAACGTCGGCGCGTGAGACCCCGGTGACGACAGGAGGAACAGGATCAGATCCTCTCCAACGACGAAACCAGGCTCTCTTCATCAGCCCAGATACAACGTATCGGGGTACATTGGCGACGCAGAAGTCCCGTAGAACGATCTCGTGCCGTGCCAAAACGGACATTGCATACTGGCGTACACTATGCCGCATTTCTTTTGTACCTTTCCACACCTCCCCGAGGAGATCGACACAATCATTTCTGAAAGGCCGAAGGAAGGAGAGACAATGGCGAGGAACAAGGGAGGAGGATGGTACGTGGTAAGGCTGACTATTAAGGTCGAGCCAGGCTTCCGAAAAGCCAGTCTTTTGGCGGTTAACTACTAGTCCAAAGGTTGAAGTGACCCTCTCCCAAAGAGAGAAAAAGGCCCTATCACCAGCGAACATGCAGTCATCGCCATTAAACCTACCAACCCTCCTCTTACCTTGACCCCACGTTAAGTCGCAACAAATGTCGAAGCAAGCCTTGTTGATTAAGCATAAGATAGGAAAACTCAAGAGATTCCCCATCATTTGCTTTCTTGTCAATAATGTCGTAGTCTTTCTAGACTTAGACATCAAGTGAAGGTCGCCCACTGCTGACAACATAATGCCCCTCTCCTCGTCGGTCAGATCAGGACACTCAGCTAAAACAGAAGTTACTGCCTCAGTTACCCAAGGTAGTATATTATCTGTCGCAGCGGAATAATCACCGGAGATATAAGATTCTCCTTTGCCTACATCCGCTACAATAGCCTCAAAATCTGACTTTGTGACATCTCCTCGTACACACCAGCCATAGGAAGTTAGGTGGTTGTAGAGCGCCTCGTGAACCGGGACTAGAACCCGCTTGACACGTGCACTCTGCATCGTAACCACTCTAAGCTTGCCCTTTTGTTTGGCAACACCAACTCTGAGCTCGGAAATGTCACCGTAGTGACCTGGCCCGACAGAGATAGTACCACCGTTAAATCGGGTTTGCTCTAAACAACCAATATGGTCTTTGTTCCCCCCCCCCTCACTTTCACCCCGCACCAACGAGCGACGACTGGATAGTCGCGTGGCCCCAACCGAGACCAACGCACAAAAAAGCTCCGTAAGGACCCCCGACG